CGTAGCCGCTTGAACCGGTCGGCCTCCCGGCGAGCGTCCTCGAGGCCTACCCCGCGGGCTTCCCTCTGGTTGTCTCCCGAACCGACGGTCCGTCCATACCCGGCGGACTCCTGTTCGAGAGTGACGATCGTCTCGGCGACACAGAGTGTGGTGACCGGCCCGGGCGCCACGTTGCGGGTGAGTGCGGCGGCGGTGAGATGGGTGGCGGCGGTGGTGCCGGCAGCTCCCCGTTCCACAGTCAACGTGCGCGGGGCGTATATGTCGGCGGTGGTGGCAGTGTGCGCGGCCAACACGGAGCCGTCGTAGGCCCGTTTCACTGTCAACGCGTTGGCGGTGATGTCGACGATGAGCATCCGTTCAGCGTCGATGAGGATGATCTCGCCGATGGCGAACCCGGTGCCGTCTTCGACGTCGATGGTCACGATGGCTTTGTCGGCGGTGACTGTGGTCTGAAGGTTTTGGGCGACGTCGAGCTGGGTTTTGGCGGTCACCGCCATCTGCTCAGAATCGACGAGGATCAGATCGCCGATACCGATCAGCGAACTGTCGGTGACGTCCACACCGGTCTCTGTGGCGTCGAGGGCTTCAGCGAGGGCGCCGGCGACCTCAGTGTCGGCCGAGTACCCCCAGACGCCTGTGATGGCAATGTCGACGCCTGTAGTCCCCAACCACGAATAGGGCGGTCCGTGTTGGGTCGGATACACGTCAAGATCAGCGACCGTTTTGGAGACGGTGTCGACGACGACTGTGGTGAGGGTGCGGAGGTCGGCGCCTAGCCAGAAGCCGGACGATTGGGCTCCTGGGGGACGTTCGACGCGGGGTTGGACGTAGGTGCGGGTTTCGGTGAGAGGATAAAAATGACGGTGCAACCGCTGTTCGATCTGTCTTGACGAAGAAAGGACCAGACGTCTAAGGGTGTCGGCCTGGTATGCGGTTGTCTTGTAATCGGTGGCCGCTTGTACTGCTTCCACCGTGGCGTAAGCAGTATTGACCACTGTTGGTTTCTCCGTTGCTTTCTAGGAGACTTGTGTTTTCAATTGTAGACGGAAAGGTCGGCGTCTCGAGGCCATTGCCATCCGTCAAACGGACAATGCAACACCCCGTGAGGTCCGGAGTCGAGAACGGTTCCATCATTGGGACATGCGACCGGAGCTTCAGTCTTCTGACGATGGTGTTCTGACCGTCGGTCGGCGTTGACGGTGAGGAGCTGTTCCCACACCATCAGGATTTCTTCTTCTTCGGACGTGGGATGGGTCGGCCTTCCTCAACCGCTCTGGTCGACCCGCAGTGGGGGCATTTTTGGGCGCCTACCGCGTAGAGGGTGGTGCAGTCGAGGCAGCGGAGCAGAGCCATCAGCCGACCAGACTGATGATCTTGGCCTTCGACAGACCTGCAACGTCAACACCGAGCGCGGCCGCGTAGTCGATCCAAGCTTTCATACCTGAGCCTTTCCCGGTGCGAGGAGGAGACGAGGGGACGACCTCCTCCTCGACGGGAAGCGGAGCAGGTGAGCCTGCCGCGTTAGTCGGTCCGCGTTGGGTGATCTTGGGCATCAGGCGGCCACGATCGAAGCGCCCGACTCGAGGGGAACGTAGGTCAACGTCCAGGTGATCTCACCGTCTGTGCCGGCGGACTCCTGTTCGATGACACCTTCCTTCACCGCCACATACCGTGTCAACAGTGGAACCGACGTTCCCCGGAGCATCGCATTCGCGGGCACTCCGTCGATACCGATCAAAGTTCCGACCGCTGTGTCAGTGGTCCCGATGTCCAATGTGCCTGACAGGTCGGAGTCGGCGCCGGTCGTCGGATTCAGCTTGATCTTCGACGCGTTCGCCACGGTGACCGCAACGGTGACTTCCCCGACCAGCGACGTGACAGCACAGATCCCACCGGCAACGGTGAACAGGCTGATGTCAGCAGAGGAGAGTGCACCGGTCGCCTTGGTCACGACCCGTCCCAAAGTGATGAGCCTGAGATCGTCGCCTTTTACAAGTGTGCTCATAAATACTCCCTACGCGACGATGCTCGAGGCGAGATTCGCCGGTGACCGTTGGACCGTCAGGTCGTGGATGATCGCGGTGACCACCCCACCGTCAACTGTGCAAACCACCGTGTTGTACGTGTCGGACAGTTGACTGGCGTGGACGGTCAGCACCATCGAATCGTTGGTCGTGTCGTCGGCCAGGTCGACAGTGTCGTCCTGTTCCGCCATCGCTGTCCACGTTCCACCAACTCCGGGACCTTTCACCGGTTCGAAGTCGACATCCAACACTTGCGATGACGCTCCGCTGATCGTTTCGGTTATCGACGCGATCGTCGACCCGTCATCCTCGAACGTGACGAACGACACCGCGGACGCTCTTGTCAGCGGGATTCCGACACCGGACGCGTTCTGCACGACGTTGAAGATCCTGCCTAGTCCTACTCCTGAAGCACTCATTCATTTCTCCTTATGTTGGGCCGGGGGCTCGGCCCACCAACCCCGAGAGGCTGGCGGGCTTCCTGCCCGACTCGTCTTGTTATGCCCTTACGGCAATCTTCACGAACGGTGAGACGGTGGTCGTCCCGTTTACCGGGGTGATCGCAGACTGCAACCAGGCTCGTCCGTCGACCCGTTGGATGATCTTGTAGGCGGTCTTGTCCGTCTGGAATTTGAAATGCGGCGAGGATGACGCTGTCATAACCTGTCGGTCGCCGACCAGGTAGAAGCCGAAGTCGACGAGGTTGATGTCGCCGGCTGTTCCTACGGTCTGCGCCTTCTCGGTGAAGATGACTGGCCTGCCGAGGATCGTCATCGGTGGGCCTTGCGCCCCGTTGTTCAACCAGATCGCCGACCCACCAGTACCCACGCTGAGGGCCATGGTGGCGAGTTCGGGGAACGTGTCGTTGTGGGCGATCCACACTGCCCGACCTAGCGAACTGGGAATCATCCTGGAATACATTTTGACCAGGTTCTCCCAGAGGATCGTGTTGGCCGCCTGACCTGACTCTTTCGCCACTGAGATTGCAGCGGTGGCGTTGAGGAAACCCTCCGGCTCGCCTGAACCTGTCCCGGAGAAGAACCCGCGGTCTTCAAAGTCGGCGAGCGCCTCGGGGAACAGTTGGTTGATGAACACTTCGAACGATCCGATCGAGTCGGCTACCAGCTCGTTGGGCACTTCGGTGTAGGCGGTGAGCTTCTTCGCTTCGAGGACGATCTGGCCGAACGTGGGTGACGTGTCGGTCATCGTCGCGCCCTCTTCGGTCCAGTAGGCGACGATGCCACCGTGAACGCTCGAGGCGTTAGTCGTCGAGTCGATGGTGGGGAACGGCACGCGGAGTGATTCCATCGGGATCACCCGTGCGCGGGGTCGGACCACCGAGTTCTCGAGGGCGACCGCGAGCAGTTCGGACCGGAGCGTTTCGGGTACGAGGAATCCGCCTTCCGATGGGACCTTCTCGCTGAACGCGTTGCGGAGGCGTGTCAGTTTGGCGTCGTTGTCCGGGGTCGAGTTGGTGTTGTGCCAGATAGTCCGGAAGTAGTCGCCGGACGTTTCGAACATGTCGTCGATCGACGCTCCGAGGGCCCGCGCGTTGTAGGTGACGGGACGTTCCGTTTTCGGGGTGAGAGGTCCGAACTTGGCGGCGATCTCATCAGCAAGATCGGACATGTCGGGTCGGTCGCCGACTCCGTTGTCTTTCAGCCAGTCCATCATCACCGCTGACACCTGTTCGGTGACCTGAGCGGAGATGGCGTCACCCTTGTTGACGATCTTGTTGTACGCGGTGAAGAACTCTTTGCGGTCCTCGGAGGACGCTTCGAACAGCGCTTGGCATTGTTTGTCGTCGGCGAGGATCTCGGCGAGCTCCTCGGGTGTTGACGGGATCGGGACCTTGAGGTCTTTGCTCATCTAGCTGCTCCTAGAGTTCGGTTGACACGACGAACTCGGCCCAGTCGGCCTTGTTGTCGTGTGTTGGTTCCTCCGGTTGAGCAGATACCGGTTTGATGATCTCGTCTACGAGACTCTCGTTTACGGCTTCGGTCGGGTTCATCCACGTTTCGGCGGCCATCAGCGTCAGGAAATGGTCCTGGTCGCCGTCGGCACGTTCCGCGTAAATACCCGCAATGTTCTCGGTCTGTTTGTCGAGGATGTCGGCGGCGTCGCGCATGTCTTCAGCGCCGCCCATCGTCAACCCGTGGGCTTCGTGGATCATCATCTGAGACCCGGTGATCATCGTCCGGTTGTCGCCCGCCTGGACGATCACAGACGCTATCGACGCGGCGAGAGAATCGACTTTGGTCGTGACCGGTGAGGAGTGGGTGCGAAGAGCGTTGTAAATGGCGATACCGTCGAAAATGTTGCCGCCCATGGATGAGATGTGGACGACAATCTGGGCAGTCTGGATGTCGGCGAGTTCGGAGATGAAGTCGGCGGCGGTGGTCCCCCAAATGCCGATCTCGTCGTAAAGGTAGACGTCTACCTTGTCCGACGCTGTTTTGTTCGCGATGCGATACCAGTCATCCTGAGCAGGGAGATGATTGAGAATCTGCCGCGGGTTCAGGATACCCGGTCTCAACTTGGCCGACAGTTTAGGCGTCGACCTCGGTTTCTAGCGGATTTTCAGTTTCGAACACTTGGGATGGTGGTCCGACCCATTCGATTTCGGGGAATCCGAACGTTTCCAACACGCCCGCCGGGTCGAAACCCTCCCTCACAAACGAGGCCGCTGAGAGGGCTCGGGCCCGCTGGTCGGCCCGAAGCTCGGCGTCATTTGGCGGGATGACCGGGTCATAGTCGAATTCGTAGCCCCGGCCCATCGACCCGAATAACGGTAGGAAATCGTCGTTGAGGCTGGTGCGGAGCTTGTTGAGTCGGGGGATGAGCAGCCAGCGGGAGAAGACGACTTCGGCGGCTTCGGCGTTGGCCCGGTTCACATCCTCCACATCGCCGAGCAGCGGTTTGGGGAAGCCCCACGCCTGGCGGAAAGTTTCGCGGGAGAACCGGCGGAGCTGTTCGAACTGCATGTCACGTTGGGTGTACCGGCGGTCTTTCCATTCTCCTTGTTCGAGGACGGCGACCCGGTGGGCGTTGCCGACGCCTTTGTGTTGGGATTCCCAGCGGGCGACCATCTCGTCGAATTCAGGGTCGGTGAGCCTCTGGTCGACTTCGATGATCCCTCCCGGTTCGGCGCCCGACCGGAAAAACTGTGTGTTGAACGCCGACGCTGCAGCCTCACCCTCAATGTCAGTCAGCAGGGTTCCTATAGGTCCTATGCCGCGGTACGGGTCGAGGGGGTT